CTCAGATGTACAGCAATCTATGTTTGAGTATATGATTAGTATATCAAACACAACATAGAAACAACGCAATAACATCTGCTACTATCTCAAATAGCCTACGGTAATATCCACCTTCACTTTCCTGCAACCTTACTTAAGGGCTACAGTTATATGAAAGCTTTTATTAGTTCCCCGTAGACGGGAATCCAATTAACGCGCTTCTCCGGTAATAGTCCGAACGACCATTTCTGGTCGCAAGGCTCACTTAAGATTCATGATTTCACTGCTTTACTTCACAGGACCTCAAACGAACTATTTCCCAGACCCACGTACCAACTCGTATCGCAACTTGTCAAAGGTTGCGTGACGTTATGTTGGCTGTACACCAGAAGGCACCTAAACCCGGTATTTACTTACCTGTTAGATCTTGCTTGGCCGTGCAGGCCTACCGCTCTCCCTACTGTGCCATTAACTCTTTCCCTTTTCTTTGAGAATCGTAGCAGCCCTCTTCTTGATTCTTAGGTAAGCTTTTATACCTGAAATCGATGGATCGAAGTAATCAACTTCGGCCCGTCTCAGTATATAAAATCCAGGAAGTTCGTCCAGAATCTCCTCATATTGTCTCAGTTTGTTCCACAAATACTCGAACATTGAATACGGATCATGGGTTTCCCCATGAAGAGATATCGATGTTCAATTCTTTGGAGAACGTAATAGATAATTTAAATCAGTTACGTCGACAAGAAAAGTAGATAACTCAGTAAAGAGTTTACTGGACTCACCTCGATACAGTATGCGCCACAGAAGTTGAAGAAACTGTGCCTGGTTTCCCTTAAAACCGTAGCGAGCAAAGGTACGAGCTGGAATTCGCCACTCTGAACGTAAAGCTCAGAAAGTGGTCGTCTTCTTTTTCGCACCCTTAACTTTTTCTACAGTTTTGTGAAACTCTTTTATCGGTTCAAGCGGCGTCCCTTTCGCAAAGCGTGGGTCCACAGAGGGCATCACAAAGATATCACTATCTGGAGAATCCTTATCGGAGGGTGGGTTTGGCCCATCCGACAGATAATTCTTCATCAAGTAATCTCTAAGTTTTGTATCCTTCATGTTAGCAACGGCTTGCTCAGAGAGGAAACTCTCTTCCGCCAGCATCAAATCTGCTAATTTCGATCGGTAAGATTCGATCTTGGAGACTATTCTAGGAAACTCCGTGTCAATCAAGTGTTGGGTGATACGATCCCAATTTGATTGATCCGAAGACTTCGTTAGAGAGTCCATCAAAATCCAATCACGTAGCGATTTAGCGAAAAGTGAGCCGGGAGCAGTCAAGGAAACTAACAGACGACTTACACGCGGACCGAATTTAGAGAGCTTCTTAGTATACAGGGCTCCTTTTGTCTTGTATCCATATCCTAAGACATGGAAAATATTGGGTAGGCTCAAGTTGAATTTTCGAGCATATTCCAATAGAACGGAAGAAGACCTTTCTATCATAAGAAACTCCCTAAAGGGTAGAGGCGATGCGTCTGCAGGTGTTCAATACATTTTAGCAAACTCAGCTACTCGATTTCTCGAGATAATTGATTTTGATAAATTAATATCAACACCCAACCAGTCCATCAACTTAAGATACTCGGTAGCAACACTCTTATCAGCGATAACAATGTCGTCACCAAGTACGGCATACATATCAAATCAAGAGAAGGGTAGTGTCTTGTCCTTCTTGGTATTGTGAGCAGCCCACTGAACTATAAAATGGTGGGTAAACGCTAACATACCCCAAGAAGAAAGAGCTCCCATTGGCTGACCTACAGTGTAATACAAGGTCTTATCTATAGCAAACTCCTCGGAACGGATATGGTAACCTCTTCAAGTTAACATAGCCTTCCAAAGGTGAGCTAGTTCGAACCCAATAATGGGTTCGAGGATCTTCTCTTGCACTACGACGGGCAGACGATCAGTAGCCGCGGATAAATCGAAACTGAAAAGATCTCAACCATTTCTGGCGAACATCTTTTCAAATAAACGATGTACCGGGGCATGCTGATCGAATGTTCCGTCTTGCGGTATTTCAGCCAATATGGAGAAGAGTGCTGTATGCAGTGGCTTTAATAGCCACTGAGTCCAACACTCTACCATAGCAAACACTCGCACTTTACCAGCCGCTTTCATCTTAAGACCCAATTTACCGAGATAATATCCGGAAAATTTAGATACATCTC